CCGGCGGAACACCTGGGTGAGCACGAACGCGGCGATCGAGGCGGCGACGAACCCCCAGCCTCGAACGGTGAGGCGGGGCAGGCTTCGAGCCGGGCGCGGAGCGACCATGGGGGTGTGAACGGCTCCGATCAGACCGGGCGAGAGCGGTTGAGGGGAACCGGCGTCGACGCCACGATGGCGCGGAGTGCTGAGGCGATGGCCTCGGTGCCGCCTCCGCGGGTGTCGCTCGCAGCGCGGCGCGTGGCCACGATGCGGTGGGCGAGGATGGGGACCACGAGCTCGTTCACGTCGTCGGGCACCACGAACTCCCGGCCGCGCAGGGCAGCGAGCACCTTCGCAGCTCGCACGAGGTGCAGGGTGCCGCGCGGGCTCGCGCCCAGCCGGAACTCCGGGTGGCTGCGGGTGGCCTGCACGATCGACACCACGTACGACTCCACGGCCCGGCTGACGTAGATGGCCCGCGCAGTCTCGATCAGCTGGGCGAGACGCCGCTTGTCGACCACCGGCTTGAGCGCGGCGAGCGGGCTCGACGACTCCCGGTGGTGCAGCATCGCCAGTTCGGCGGAGGCGTCGGGGTACCCCATCGAGATGCGCGCCATGAACCGGTCGCGCTGAGCCTCGGGGAGCGCGTAGGTGCCCTCCATCTCGATCGGGTTCTGCGTGGCGACCACGATGAACGGCGGCTCGAGCGGATGCGTGGTGCCGTCGACCGAGACCTGCTGCTCCTCCATGCACTCCAGCAGGGCGGACTGGGTCTTGGGCGAGGCGCGGTTGATCTCGTCGGCGATGACGATGTTGGCGAACACGGCGCCGCGCTTGAACTCGAAGGCGTGGTCGACCTGGTTGTAGATGGAGACGCCGGTCACGTCGGAGGGCAGGAGGTCGGGGGTGAACTGGATGCGGCTGACCGTGCATCCGACACTCGTGGCGAGGGCCTTGGCCAGGGTGGTCTTGCCGACGCCCGGCACGTCCTCGACCAGGAGATGGCCCTCGGCGATGAGCACGATGAGCGCGAGGGTGGCGGCCTCGGTCTTGCCGTCGATCACGCGCTCGAGATTGTCGAGGATGGCCCCCGTGTGCCGCCCGAACTCCTCGAGGCTGAGCGGGGCTCCCGCGCCCGCCGGGGTGGCGGGCGGCGAGGAGGTGAGGGCTTCGGATGTCACGGGCGGAGGTCTCCTCGATCGACGGCGATGCAGGGTCGGGCCAGGGTGGGCACGCGCATGACAATCACGATAAGCGCCAGGGCCGACAATTTCACCCCTTACTCAGGGGCTGCATAGACGGCTCACACGCGGGCTCGCGTGCCGCGCCGCTCAGAGGAAGCGCTGGAGGGCGAGGTAGACGAGCACGCTCGTGATGACGAGAGCGACGACGACGACGACCGGCGCGAAGGCCCGGTGCCCCGACAGGCGCTCCCAGGGCGTGGACAGCTCGGGCCTCCGGAAGTCCTTCTTCACGTCTCGCTCCGCCATGCGCCCCTCCGCTGCCGACCTCTGACGGGTCGTCCCGTCGAGGGTTCTTCGGAGCGGGGTGCCCCCCGGATTGGTCACAGGGTGTCGGTGGGTCACAGGGTATCGTCGGGTCACAGGCGCCGATGGGCTCCAGGGCGCAGGACATCCGTAGGGCGGACGGGACTTGAACCCGTGACCGACGGATTATGAGAGTGCCGAAATTCGGCCTGCCCGCTGTTTCAGCGGTTGCTCTGGTTGCTCAGATCGCCCGCAAGCGCCTATGTTCCATCCCCCGGGCACGCCTCAGGCACGTGAACCCTCGATCGAGGCGATCGCGACACGCCCGACGCGCCGGATGTCGGCGGCCGAAGTTGTCCACATGTAATATTCGCGTTCTTATCCACAGGCTCGGCACGAGTGGCGTCTTTCCGCGGGATGAGCTGTGGATTACTCAGCTGTGTGGAGTGCGCATTCGGTCATTGACCTGTGGATAATTACACGGGTGTAACACTTCATCTAGGGGTGCTCGCCTGGCGGAGCAACTAGAAGTAGTATTGGAACCCGAGAACGTATCACGTTCCCGAAACACGAAGAGCCCCGGCCGATTGGCCGAGGCTCTTCGCAAACAAAATAACCCATCAGTTGATCAGAACTGCAATTCCGATCAACAAACGAGAAAACTCATTAGGAGAGTTTCCATGTGTAAGAAGATTATCACCACCCGCAACACTGCAGACAACAAAAGTTACATCAGTGACAAAGAAACAACCAACGCAAAGAACAACAGCGCTGCAAAGACGGTCAACGAGGTCAACGCGGGAACCATCGTTCAGTACGTGTTCGAGGGCGTGATCGCGGTCGGCGGTCTGGTCAAGGTCGTCGGTGACATCGTCCTGATGTTCATCGGCTAGTTCACGGCCTAGACAGGCAAGGCCCTTCGGATTTCGATCCGAGGGGCCTTCGCTGTTAAGCAAGGGGGACGCTGCCGTTTCAGGAAAGCGACCCCCCGGCCCGGCTCGACACTATCGCCGCTTCACCGATCCGAGGAAGACCCAGGCGGAACGAGCCTGCCCCTCTGAATCTGTCCACTCGATCCGGACAGCGGTCTTGTTCCACTCAACCGCTCGCGCTTCGATGCGGACCTTCCCGGCGGTGATCGGCACCCAGGCCTCGACCTCGACCGGCTCGCGCGCCTGCACCGGCTTGTCTGACTCGGCGTTCACCACGGCAGCGGGCAGGCTCTCGAACTTCGGGCGGAGGTTCATCTCCTCGATCTTGCGGGCCATGCGAGCATCCACCCTGTCTGCGTAACGACGGTTGGACCCCATGCGATCTACACTATCGAAACTATGTTCGAAGAACGACCTGTCGGACCCACCGATCAGTCAACGATCGAACCGCATGATCTCGTCGAGCAAGGTTTCGTCGTCTTTGGACAGAACTCGCTTCTTCTCCTGCCGCATCTTTCGGACCTCCGGTGTATATTCCGCAAGGCTGGCTTTCGCCTCAGCCTTTGATTGAGCAAGGCGTACGCGCCCGTCCCGGACGGTAATGGATAATTCATTTACCTTGGCCTCGAGCTTTGCGAACTCAGCTGCCGTGTGCGGGGGCTGAAATTTTCCGTACTGATCGAGGTGCGCTCGCAAGAGATTGAGCTGGGCCTCGCCGCGTCGCTTTTCCTCTTCCAGCACGTCAAGCAACAGTGTCGAATGCTGAATCAGTCGCAGCGTATCGAAGACGTAGCCCAGAGCCTTGTTCGCATAGCGGAGGGTCTGTCGCTTCAGCCGGGCTGTCTTGGTCAACGGCAGGACTCTTACGAGCCAAAGAGTCCAGTCGAAGTTCGCTCGGATAGCCAACTCGACAACAGGGCCGCCCACGAGGAAGGCCACGACGAAGGTGACGAGATAGCCCGCCGGAAGGACGAGCGATTCAAATGGTCGCGAAACCGCTGCTGATCGCAGAGCTACGATCATCGTGGCGACCAGGGCAATTGCCACAATCGTGAGCACAATTGACTGCGTGATTCGCAGCCAACCTGGACGGTCCCGTCGCCAGTTGCGGGACACTGATCGGACTTCGAGAACATATGCAAGACCCAGAACTGGAACGGTCTGGGTCATGGGAATCCAGAAGTTCGTTACGAGCGCAGGGGTCTCATAAGGCACGAAACCGAATATATCGCGCTATTGAGGGCCCAGATTAGGGCTGGAAGTCCGGAGCTACGGCCATCCAGTAGAAACGAATCGGCGCGTTCGCCAGCACCGCTCCCGTGTTCGCGTTCGTGCACTGGACGGTGAAGGTCGTGTTGGTGCGCGTCGCCAGCTGAAGGTTGATGCGACCGGCCTCGGATGAGGTGTTGCTTGGCGTCATGAACACGAACGGCTGCACTCCGAGGCCGTGCGTGACCGTGACGATGCCGGATCCGTTCGAGTTCGTGGACAGCCATCCTGTCTGCTTGCCATCCGCGGGGTACCAGCCCGCGGGCGTGCGTCCGTTTGAGTTGTCGGAGACGGTGGCCCCGGTGTCGTTCTCCGCCCAGTACTTGTAGAACTTGTTCAGGCTCTTGACGTGCACCAGGTTGCCCTCGGCCTGCAAGGCGAGCCGGGCGGCCTTGGTGGTCGGGGGCGGGAAGAGTGCGTCGATGGCCAGCGGGCTGATCGCCTCGTACATCTTGATGCGCCGGTCGAGTTCAGTCTCGGCGGCGGTGATCCGTCCCTTGGCTGTGCCGATAGCGCTGGAGGCCGACTGGCCCAGCTTGTTCAGAGTGTCAGACTCGGAGACGTAGGGGTCATCCTCCGCAAAGTTCCAAACTCCGTTTGTGTCGTAGTAACCGGGCATGTCTAGCTCTCAATCATTCGGGTAGGTGTGAGGCGCATCTCTGCGCGGGCAAGGTCGAAGGTCACGGCGCGGATGATGCCGTTGACCTCCGAGGAGTCGAGGGTGAGGCGGAGGCCGTCTCGGGGTGCGGTGTCGTAATTGGCAAGGCCGATCACGTTCCAGGTGTCAGCGCGGACTGGTCCTCGGCGCAGGAAGTCTTCGGCGGCCTGCTGCGCGTATCGTCCTGGCGCTGTGCGGTAGTCGAATCGTCGGACGCGGAGCGGCGTCGCGCTGGTCGCGGCGTAGTAGAAGGCGGTCTCCGTAGTCGTGCCGTTGTCCCACTCGTACGCCACTACAACCGCATCGAAGTAGTCGCCTGCGGTGCTCGTCTCTCGCTCGGCCGAGACGACGTCTGTGCCCTTGGTGAGGGTCGTCAGCTGCGAACCCTCGTAGGCGTCAGGGGCGAGGAGGAACCAGCGCCCCGAGTCGCACCACAGCTGGAGCCCGCTGGCCTTGAGATGCGGGTCCAGGAATTCCATCGCTGAGACGCCTGGCTCCCACACGGCCCCGTCCGGATCGATCGGCCCGTCCTCGTAGCCGAACTCCGGTACGGCACCGATGCGTGCCAACACCGTTGAGACGAGTTCGCGGATGCTGCCCGCGGTGAACGTGACTGGGGCGTTGCCGGTCAGAGCGTAGGACTGTAGTAGCGCTTCATCTGAGGCGAGCGCGAGGCGGACGGTTCCTGCGACGAGATCGCGCGTGCGAGTGAGGACGATCAAGTCGAGGCTCTTGCTGCTGGGAGGAAGGTACGTGTTGTTGAACGGTGTTCCGGTGAACTTGGCACTCTTGGTCGCGAGGTTGGGCCCGCCCACATCTGCTGCGATCTTCGCAAGAGTCGCGCCTGTAGAGGCATAGCGGTTCGTCAGGTCCGAGAGTCGGCCGGGCTCAGCGAATGTGCGAAGGAAGGTCAGGCGGGCTCGGGCGGTTCGCAACGGATCCAAAGAGTCGTACACCTCGCGCGAGGGGTCGGCGATGGTCACGGAGGCCTGCGCGTACGGGGACCACCCCGCGTCCAGGGTCAGGGTTGCGTCCATCACATCGATCGCGGTGTCGCCCGCGAAGAGGGTGGCGGTGTGCTTGTCGATCACGCGGACACCTCCCGGTAGTCCACGCGGACCACCCAGCGTGTGCCCGTCTCTGCATCCAGGCTGCGGGTGACGCTGCCCGAGGGGAGGTAGGTCATGGCGATGGTCGGCCGCGCTGGGTCGGAAAGCTTGAAGACGCCGTTGGAGTCATGGAACGCGACGGCCTGCGCGGCCGAGATCTCATCAAGAAATAGCATTTCCAGGGTGCCCGTCCGGCCCCCCAGGGGGCGAAGAGAGACAGCGGGAAGAGCGGTGTCCCAGAGGTCGTGAAAGACGTGCTGGGAGGCCCTGGCGGCCTCATAACCGAGGATGAGGCGGGGCGTGATCGTGGCGCTGCCACGTGTGATTGTCGCTACCATCACCACACCTGGTTCCCGATGCGCGTGACCTGTCCTTCGAGGTTCACGGAGATGGTCCGGCCCTGCTGGCGGGTGATGGCCCGCTCAAGCTCGGAGTCATCGACGGACAGCCGAACAGTGGTGCTGGAGGGCAGGGCCGCAAGCTTCGACTTGACGACATCGACTGAGGACGCTGCGCCCTCATTGGCGGCGGCGAAGTCGCCCATGGCCTGCGCGTAGATGCGAGCCTTCTCGGTGGCCGTGTCCTTCTCAGAGTTGGTCCGGTCGAAGGCCTTGGCCTGGGTCTCAAGGGTCGAGATGTTGTATTCGATCGATGCGGACTCTTCGCCGTTCTTGGCGATGTAGGCAGCCTGCTCTGCCTGAGCCTCTTTGAGTGCGGAGGTTCGCGCGGACTCCACCTCTGTCTGCGCTGCGGTGTCACCAGCTAGCCCGCGAAGGACCGTTGATAGCTCTGCGCCGGTCATGGTCGCGATCTCTTGAGCCTGCGCGTAAGACGCAACCGCACCCTCCGCGTCAGTCTGAATAGCCTTGATGGCCTCGGAGACGTAGCTGTCCGTGACGAACTTCTGACCGGACTCGGTCATATCGTCGTACATCGCGGAGACCCGTTCCTTGGACTCCTCGGTGCCCCGGTTGATGGCCTCGGTCAGAATTCCGAAACCGGCCGCTCCTGCGATTCCCGCTGCCAGACCGATCGGCCCGAATCCTCCGAGTGCGTTGGCCAGGACCTCCTGTACCAGGTCGCCCGCGTCTCCAACCTCTCGGAAGCTGGCGGCAGTCTCGCGAGCACTCTGCGCAGCCTCGGACTTGAGGTCTGTGAAGCCTGACTCTGCCTTGTCGGTGCCGCGCTTGACGTTGCGCCCGAGGTCATCCCCGGCGTCCCGCGTCTCTCGCTTGGCAGTGTCGGCAAGCTCCTTGAAGGACCGCTCCAGCTTGTCGGTGGCGCGGCGTCCCTCATCGGAGCCGTCCTCGATCCGACCGGCTGCGGTCTTGTAGTCGCGGCCTAGGTTCTCAGCTGCACGGCCCGCGTCCTTGGTGCTGTCTGCGATGTCGTCGCCGGACTTGTCAGCGGCGCGCGTGAGGTCATCGAGTGCGTCGGCAACGTCCTCGAAGGCATTCGCTGTGTCCTTGGCACCGGCGATGACAGAGCGGGTGTTGGCAGCGATATCGATACTGAAGCCAGCCATGGCGCTACTTCCCTTCTGCCCCGTCTCGGAGCGTCTTGATTGCTGTCTGGAACCACAGGCTTGCAAGTCGTGGCAGGAGGTCTTCCACGGTCGGCCCGATGACGTAGCCGTTGCGGCGGCGGGGCCGCAGCTGTGCAGAGGTGTGGCGGGTGACCTGGTACCGGTTCCTCTTTCGGGAGGTCGCGGTGTAGGTCGTGGTCTTTCCGGTGTCCGCACCGAACTCGGCTGCGTACCAGGACTCCGAAGGCTTGAGGCCTCCCGAGAGTGACTTGCTGAGCGATGCGGACTTCAGCCGGACGTTCTGATTGCTGACCGAGACTCGAGCCGTGTCTACTAGCACGCGGTGCTCTAGTCGCGTCTCCGCCCGCTCGGCCAGACCCTTCTGCCACTCCGGCTCAAGCTCCGAGCGGGTGTACTTCCGGATGTTGCCCTGCATCTCCTTGGAGGCCCGGTTGAGTCCAAGAATCAGCGCTTGCAACTCGCGCGAGCTGCGGGCGTCGATGCGGAACATCCGGACCTCCTAAAGGTTTATGCGTAGGTGTAGCTGCCGGTGGTGGTCGAGACGCCCACGGCGTTCGTGACGGTGATGTTCTTGGCTCCTGCGGCCTGGGCAGGGGCTACCGCGTAGATGGTGCTGTCGCTGTCCACGGTGAAGGCCGAGGCGTTGACGGTGCCGAACTTGACGGTGGTCGTACCGGTGAACTTCGAGCCGGTGACCTTGACCAGGGTTCCGCCCGCTACGGGGCCGGTGACCGGAGAAGTAGCGGTCACGGTCGGGATGACTGGGGTGCCCGGCACGATGACCGGCTTTGTTGCGCATCCGAGGGTGACCGTTGCCTCAGCCGTCGCGCCACCTACACCGCCCATTGCTCCGGGCGAGAGAACGATGTTGGCGGTGATGCTGGAGCCAACTCCGGACCGTGGCTTGAAGACCATGGGAACCGTTGTCCCTTCTCCGTTGAAGAGGAGGAGCGAGAGGCTGCCAGGCGTATCGAAGTCCTGCGTGAATGTGATCGAGGCTTCCCAGGTCGAGGCTGAAGTGTCCGTGAAGCTGGAGCTAATGCCCTTCCAGGTGATCTTGTCGGCGCTCGGCGTGAAGACTACGGAAGAGATTGCATCCTGGTAGGTGTCGCCGTTGATGGAGACGACTGCGTCCTTGATGATGAGTTGATTTCGGAGAATGTTAGACACGGCTTAGATGTCCTTTCGGCTAGTGACAGTGACGTTGATGTCCCAGGAGAGGGACTGGTCGTAGGTGCGCTTCTCGGCCCCGGACCAGAGGAAGGCCGGGAGGTCGTCTAGGGCGGCTAGGAGACCGAACACGGCGTCCTCCAGGGCCTCCTCCGTCTTGTCGAGGTCAGACGTTGGGACGGCGATGGTGACTAGAAAGTTGAGGAGGTTGGACCCGGCTGAGATGTTCGGGGCAGGCTCGATGCTCCTGAGGCGAACGATGACCGTGGGCGCGGACAAGGTGTCGACGTTTCGCTCCGAGGCAACGAAGCGGTACGTGCCAGGAAGCATGGGCTTGAGGAGTTCGGCGAGATTCTGCGCAAGCGTGGTCATCCGATCACCGGCCTTCCGCGCTTCGGGCGGAGTAGTGCCTGGACCTGCCACGTGAGCGGGAACGGTGTAAAGGTGAAGTCGCCGGCCCCTAGGTCACCCGCCGGCGACACACGGCCTGCGTTGTATAGGTTCCGGACCTGCATCAGCTGAGCCAGCCTGAAAGCGTCAGGGAAACCGGGCTGGTACATATAGCCGTTTGTCTCGTAGGGCTCCAGCGCGGACGCCGGGGCGTACGCGGCCAGCTGCTCAATCGCGGCGGCGTTCAGCATGGCCAGGAGGTCATCTGCGGGTGCGTCGGGCCAGAGGTCTGCGACCTCCTCATCCGACAGCCAGTAGCGGTTGTTCGGGTCCTCGAATAGCTCAAGAGTCATGCGTTCACCTCCTCGGGATGAGAAGGCGGCGGGGAAAACTTCTACCGAAACCCCGCCGCCTAATTGATTAGGCCGTGGCGGCAGTGACCAGCTGGAGTGCAGCCGAATCGTTGACGTTGACGGCCAGGTATCCGAACGCGGCCTTGTCCACACCACCGCGAGCGAGGTCTAGAGCGTCGATACGCACGGGTGCGCCGGGGAGCTCGAAGACGGTGACGGCCTCACGAGCACCAACCAGCACCTTGCCTGTGGCGAGAGATGCGGAAGGGCGAACTACGAATCCACCAAGTGCGCCGTCCTCCAGCCCGAGGGACGCGGTGAGGTATCCGAGAACGTTGTTCTCCGGGGTCTTCAGAAGCTGCTTGTACAGCGTGGGGTGAACCAGCGCGAAGTTCGGCAGTGTGCCAGTGGAGGCGAGAGCTACAGCACCGTCGATGATGGCGGAGGCTGCGGAGCCGATGTTGGCCGTACCACCGGGAAGGGTTGTGAGGGCATCACCCGCGAGGGCAGTGGCACCGGCGATAGCTGCGGCTGCGACCTTGGCGTCAGCCCAGCGGCTGTAGTCCTCGGTGACGGCTGCGGCGTAGGACTCGAAGAAGCCCTCTACCGGGAAGTCGACGAACTCGCGGGCGATGTCGTGACCGATGGCGTAGCGGACAGCCGAACCGGTGACGGGAGCAACGGTCAGGGTGTTGGAGGCGATGTTTGCCTTGTTACCGGCCCAGTCGCCACCAGCTGGCTTCTGTGTCCACTTGAACCCGGCGAAGGTCAGCGAAGTCAGATCCTTGTGCGCGAACAGCGGGAGCACCTGCTGGCGGTACTGCGTGGCGGACCAGATCTCGCCTAGCCACTGGGGGTTGCCGGGTCCGGCAATGGTGTTGGCAATGCCTCCGGTCCCGTCGTACTTCACATCTGAGAGTGCGGCGAACAGCGTTGCGCCGTTCTGGCCGGAGACGGCCCGCGAGAAGTCGGCATCGGAGAGAAGGCCGGAGGCGCGCTGTGCGTAGAGGGTGTTCATCTCGGCGAGGCCTAGGCCGCGCTCCTTGACTTCTACCGGAGCACCGGCGTTGAGAGTGTTTGGCAGGGCCACGGCGGGCTCCTCCGTTTCTTGGTTGGGGGTGAAGGTGGTGTTGCTGTCACCGGCTGTGACGGTGACCGTTTCGGGGATCTCGGTGGCCTCGATGGCGATGTCGCCATCGACGGGCGCGTGAGGTGCGGGAGCGTCGGCTACGGACTCGATGGGAAACTCTCCGGCGTCTGCGGCCAGGAGGGTCGCACTCGGGAACGCACCCTTGGCAACGACAGCGGCCCCGAAGATGCGGCCTGCGAGGGCCTGACCGGCGCGGAGGACGATCCCCTTGGCCTCGACGGAGAGCTTGGAGCGGGTGCCCGAGGCGAAGGCCTCTAGGGCTGCGTCCGCCTCCTCGGTGTCTGCGAACTTGAACGTGGCGTGGATGCCGTCCTCGCGCTCTGCGAGGAGGACCGCGCGGCCAACCGGGGACTCACGGTCATGGTCGGTGTTGAGAGTCACAACGGACGGATCCCGCGGGATGGTGAAGGCTCCGGCCTTGACGGTGAAACGGCCGAGGTTGGTGTTGCCCTCTTCTCCGAACGGGACAAGCAGGCCGCTGACGGTCCGCTCATCGCGGTTGGCGTAGAGCGTGCCGCTCTCGATTTGAATGTCAGTCATAAGGGTTAGTCCTCCAAGACGGGACCGGTAGAAGTGGGCGTGAGGGCGTAAGCCTCGGAAAGGTCGAAAGCCACGCGCTGTCCTCGGGGCACTACGTCATCCATCGAGAGACGGGCCGAGATGGCGTCCAGGTACATCGGCAAGGTCTCGTCGTAGAAGCGGTTCCGGTTGCCTTCAGCTGTGCTGTAGGTCAGCGAGGCAGTCGAGAGGGAGCCGTCTAGTAGCGACGTCGGGACGTTGAGGAAGGATCCGATGTCCGTCCGGATTGCGTTGCGACCTTCGATGAACAGGTCGGTCGGGACCTCTCCGAAGGTCTCCATGGTCATCCCGATGGGGGTGTAGCCCACAGCACCCTCAGGGCTGCGGCGGAGAGTGCGCCACTGTGTGAGAAGGGCCTCCGTCTCCTCCGGGTCCAGGTTGTACTCCGAGTCCAGGGAGAGCACGGTCACGGGCACGGGATTCCGCACGCGGGCGGCCCAGGAATTCTCTAGGTCTCTCGCGGCACGCAGAGTGCGGGTGGCTACATTCAGGAGGCCGTCCCAGTGCGAGTTGATAAGGATGTAAGTGGACTCAGAGACCGGTTGCTCATCGATCAGAACGACACCCTCGGTGATGGTCCAGCGACTCATCGGGAGCCAGTTGGCGCGTGTGATCTGTCCGGCCGCGCCGCGGTCGACCTGCCAGAGCGAGAAGCCGTAGAAGATGAGGTCATCGATGGTGAAGGCCAGGCGCTCGAACGGGGTGACCTCGGAGTCAGTCCGGTAGAGGAAGGTCGGCTGCGTGGCCACCGGCCCGTTGGCATCGAGGGCGCGAAGCGGGAACTTGGCACCCGTGGTGACGATGAGGTTGCGCGCTTTGGCAACCGCGGGGATGCTCATGGCCTCGGTGCGGGTGAAGGGCAAGCGGTCGGCAATCTCAGACCCGAAGACCTCCGAGAGGACTACCTGGTTGAGGACTGCGGAGGAGTCAGAGAAGGGGGACGCGATTGCAGAGGGACCCTTGCTGAGGTCCTGCGTGCGCCTGAAGATTCCCATCTACTAAGCGTGACGTTTCCTCACAAACATTAGACGGGCGTGACAGCGCAAGAGGCCCCGACATCCCCGCTATTGCAAGGAAGTCGAGGCCTAGGAACTGCTCGGGGATCAGACGGCGGTCATGCTCGGCAGGCGCTGCCGTTTGGGCTGTGCATCGTAGGCGTGCAGCCCGAGGGCGGCACACTCAACGGCCAAGATGTCGTCCCTGTCGAGCGCGCGACCGATGAGGGTGGACCCTCGGTGCGAGCGCTTGATGGCTACCTTGACGGCGTTGTTGAGCGGATCCTGGTTCCAGTGGCGGACGTTGCCGGTCTCAATTTCGTTGATGAGGAGGGTTGTCGCTGTTTGGACATCGCGGAAGCTGCGCGGACTCATTCGAGGACGCGGCTTAAGGCGGGTCATCCGCTCGGTCACAACCAGGACCTCGGAGCCGGTGCGGTTGTCGTAGACGACAGGGACGCTCCGCTTGAGCGCGGCGGCGCTAGCGAAGTCGGTCAGCCAATCCATGCCCGACGCATGCTTCAGGACTAGGAAGCACGCTCTACCCTTCTCGTCCCGCCATGCGGCGAGCGCAACCGAGGCGAGCCGGTCAGGGTGCACCGAGATGGTGAGCGTGGCGTTGGCCGGGGGCTTGGGGAACGCTGCGGGCGAGGCGTGCAGCATCCAGGCTTCGTAGTCGAACAAGGCGTTGGCCTGACCGGCCATGCCTGGGATGGACAGGTACTCCCGGAAGTAGGACTGAGGCTTCTCGCGGTACTGCCGCCACCGCTCTTCCATCGTCTCGATGGTGGTCAGTGTCCCAATGCCGGGGTGCGCCTTGAGGGTGATCTCCCGCATGGTCGACCAGTCTGCGTAGTCCTCGATCGTCACCGGCTCGGGTGCGCTGTACTCGACAATGCCAACCCGAGGCGCACCGGCCTTGAACTCCTCCAGGGTGTCGAAGAGGAGGTTGCCCTTGCGGTACGCCGGTGCGGTGCCAGCCACACAGAACTGCCCCTCGGGCCGGGTGTCCATCGTCGCCCGAGAGCCTGCGGTCAGGTCCTCGGTCAACTCGGGCGAGGCCTCTCCGGACTCATCGATCACGACAGCATCGAAGGCGTCGGATCGGAAGGACTCACCCGAGGGTGTGAGTACCGAAAACCGCGAGCCGTCTGGCCACTCGATAGCCTCTGAACCCGCCGCTTTGCGGATGAGGAAGGGCCGCGTCTCCGGGTCCGGCCACATGCGTTCGAGCGGTCCGACGATGTCGGCGCGGAAGCGAGCACGAGCCTTGGCACCGGTCGTGGCCAGCGTGAAGCCCACCAGGTATTCCTCCCGGAGGGCGCACCGGCCCAACATGACGCACACGATGGAGGTCGTCTTGGAGCTGCGGCGCGGAACCAGGATGCCGACCGTCGAGTTGACCGGGCGACCGTCCTCAAGTTCGGCTCCAAGGGCGTCCGCGATGACCAGCTGCTGCGGGTGCAGGGGCTTCCTTATGGTGTTAAGTCCGAGCATCCGGGCACCCTCAAGAAACTCCTCCCGACTCCGCCGAGATCCGTTCAAGTCGGAGACGAATCGTGGAGAGATTCCGGAGTCTCGGATGGCCTCCCAGTTCTCGAGAGTGACGATGGCTCCCGGGGAGAAAGAAGATTCTCTTGCCGGAACGGGGGTTACGAGACCGATCTCAAAAAGCGTTTCGTCTGCGTTCGCGATCACCATTCCGGCTCTCCTCTCTTGTCTCGTCGTGTTGTTCCGTTCGTCTTGTCCGATCCGAGACGCCCGCCGTCAGATCGGTTGCACCGCACGTGCGAGGGCCAGAGGTTCTGCTGCGCTGACCGGCCGCCCGCACTCAACGGGATGAGGTGGTCGATGTCGTACCTGGTGCCGGGCATGACAGCGCTCCCGCACTTGGAGCACGGCACCGGCAGCATCGCGCCGAACACGGCAACCCAGCGCCTGCGGTCTGCACTGGTCCAGTGCTTCCGGTGGTGTCTACTCATCCCGGACCGCCCGCTCATACGTGATCCAGTCCCGATCGCGCTGTGAGTAGTAGCCGACCGGGACGCAGGCGTGCGACTGGACAGCTCCAATCCATTCGATCCAGTCCACCGGCTGAGGCGATCGGTAGATCTCGCATCCGAGGTGCAGGCACTCAAGCCACCACTCACCCGGTGCGCCGTTGTGTAGCTTGACTTGCGGCTCATGCATCAGCGGGCTCACCCCGCCCGGCTGGGTCCGCATCCTCATAGGCCTGTGCTGCCCGCAGAAGACCCAGCGCTACGGCTGCTAGGACTCGGCCCTCTCGGGTGTTGTAGTCGTCTAGGGCGCTCATCGGAGTCCCTTCTCCTTTCGGTAGGTGCGGTTCGCGTCTCGGCACTGTTCGCACCGGCACCCGCGTTGCGCGTAGGTGTAGTTCTTGCCATGCACCAGGGGTGCAGTGGTGGTCTTGAGCCAGCGCTTCTTGTAGCAGGCGTAGCAAGCGCCGTGGCTGTACACGGTGGCCCGCATGCATTCGCAAAGCTGGAGGTCGAGGTGGTAGCTCATGCCGTCCCCCTGTCGTGAGCCACGTGGCAGGCCGCACAGCGGGGCTGGTAGCGGCTTAGGTCCGCGCTATACCCGGTCGGCTGATCGAAGCTCCAATGCGCCCCCGGGGCCGTCTCGCAGTCAACGCACGTATAGGAGGAGGCAGGACCTCGGCGGGCCTTAAGGCGGTAGTGCACGGCCTTGTACCCGGGAGCGGTCGTGAGGTCTTGGCCTCGACGGACGCACCCGCAGGAGAGTGCCTGGCCGTGCCTGAGGTTGTGTCCGGCCACTGCCTTGACGGTCCCGCAGTCGCACTCCACCATCCAGGCTGCGTGCCGCCCCTTGTTCTCGGTGCGCTCAAGCACCATGAGCATCCCGAAGCGCTGGCCTGTGTGGTCAATCGCCGTCGCCATCTCGGTTCACCTCCCGTGCAGCTGCGGCCCGGGCGCGGTAGTAGGCGCGCATCGCATCGCGATGAGCCTGGGTGCACTCCTCACACCGGCAGCCCCGGGAGTAGGACCACTTGGTGCCGTGCGGTGCGCGGCGCGTGCTCTCTGTCATGCCTCAAGTCTGAAACATGCTCAGATTAGCGACGGGAGGTCTATCCCTCTCGACCCCCGGACTGGTGCGCCTAGAGGCCTACGAAAAATGGTCCGGGATTGTCTAGGCGCAAGCCGAAACACTTTCTAGGCGCACTGTCGACTTCTGGACACCCGCCACTTTTGGACACCCTAGGACCACTACGTGTGTCCAAGGGCTGTCCAATATGCAGTTGTCCAGACCCGGATCCCTTTGTTTACGCGGGAGTTGAGCCCTCACTTTTGGACATTGGACAGATTTGGACTGTCCAAATTTCGTAGTGTCCAAATTCAGCCATGCCTGATCGTGACCCGAATCACCCCGTTGAGACTCTGTCATCTTTGAAGCGCGGGACAACCCGCCTTCACAAGAATGGAACCTCACCAATGGCCTACACAGCCGTCGAGATGCAAGTCACCCAAGGCCCCCTAGTCGCCGTCTTCCCGATTGAGACGGGCTACTGGGAGGCACGAGCCGTCTACGCTCTCGCGATCTACCGCAACCCCTCCGACAAGGACGCCGCTAACTTCATAGTGCCGATCACCTCGGGCGGGATCACCCGGTCCCAGGACCACTACGCACCTAACCAGCGAGATGTTCTCCCGCTCCTCCCGATAGCCATCTACGAACGGCACGACTGGTGGGACCTCTGCCAGGGCATGCCCCTCACCTTGGTCCGCAACAGCGTCGGCGAACTTGTCGAGCTAGGCGAGGAGGGCGACCGATGAGCGGCGACGACTACACCGCAGCGCTCGCGCTCATCGACGCGGCCCGGGCTGTTCTCGAACAGTCCCTCCCCTCTCGGGACGGTGACAACGATGCCTGAGGACCGAAGCAGAAGCACCCCAACCGGCTCCTTCGATGCCAACGGCAAGTTCACCATCGACCGGAAGTATCTCAACACCATCCTCAACTCCCCGACCCTCAGCGAGGCCACCAAGGCCTTCATGATCGCATCGGCTCAGTACCCGATGGAGGAGGCGCAAGAGGCCCTAGAGGAGGCGCTGCTGGACTCTCCTAAGCAGATAGCGAAGGAGGTTAGGGCCGAGGCCAGGAAGCTACGCATCCGCGAGGAAGCTCAACGTCTTCATTCCGGCATCGCCAAGGAGGAGCTAGTCCTAGTGTCGGAGGCGGACATCCTGGCGCGGCCAGCGCCGGAATGGTGGGTCGACGGACTACTACAGAAGGGCTCGGTTTGCGTGTTCGCCGGAGAGGCGGGCATCGGCAAGAGCTTCATGTCTCTTCACATCGCCCGATGCATCGCCACCGGCACAGCGTTCTTCCACCGTGACACCAAGCGAGGCACCGTCCTCTACGTCATCGCCGAGGGTGCCAGCGCATTCGGCAAGCGAGCGCGAGCATGGGACTCTGCCAACTACACGACGCCGCCTGAGGGGTCGATGAACTATCTGGAGGCCGGGGTGAACCTGTCGGATCCAGAGTCCGTCAAGCGCCTGGGAGAGCTACTAGACACGCTTCAACCCGACCTCATCATCCTGGACACTCTGTCTCAACTCGGCGGGATCGACAACGAGAACGATGCCGGGCAGATGTCGAAGGTCTTTCGCACGGCCAAGGAGCTTCGAGACCACAAGGAGGGCTCTACGGTGATGCTCATCCATCACACCAACAAGAGCTCCGGGGCTGTCCGAGGAAGCTCGGTCATCCGCTCGAACGCGGACACGGTGATAGTGGCAAAGGCCGAGGGGAAGGGCTTCTACCTCTCGACCGAGGCGTCAGCTGACGGGAAGCAGAAGGATGGCAGCCCGCTCAAGCTGTCGGGCTTCTACCTCGATGACCAAGGCGACTCAGCGGTTGTTCGGCAGAACTCCAATAAGGCACCGGATCCGCAATGGATAGTCGTGCAGACGCTACTGGAGGACGGCAAGCCTCGCACGAAGATCGACATCAGGAAGGCCAGCGGATTCCCCCGGGCGGACAACTCGGACCCGGCGCACAAGGCCTGGGATCGAAAGTTCGCGAGTTGGGTTCGGGACCGGGTGCTTGTCCAGGTCAAGGACACCAAAGAGTTCGTACTAGCCGGAGTCAGTCTCCTAGTAAGCGCGCTAGTAGCTGCCTAGTATCAGCGCTAGTAAGGGCGGCCCTCTCCATCTAAGAGGGGGCCGTCTCACTTGACAAGAGGATTTTTCATGGTATATTGAGATTTCCTCGCGCATCGCTGGTACGATGAACTCATGAATGAATCATTGACACCAGGACAGCCTGCGCTTGACGCCCTCGCGCAGGCCCGCCGGATTATGGCCGACATCGAACTACGCGAGGACTTCGCCCGGGCGGAAGCTAGACGACAGGGCATGGTTGCCCAGAAGTCTGGGGTCCGAGACGAGCGGCACCCCACGTTCGAGCGCTGGAAGGTGATCGATGACTCGAACACTCCGCTCACCAACGGGTGGACGCTCACACTTGAGGAGCTTGAGGACTTCCTGTCCAAGGGCAAGGCGATCGAGAGCGCCATCCTGAGTGCCCCCCTCCCTGGCGAGGACCGATGAGCGGGCGAGTACCGGCGCGGCTCACCGCCGCTCCCCCACTACAAACCCCCGCCGAGGTAGCCGACTACCTCCAAGTGTCGACATCGACACTGTGTCGCTGGAGACAGCGCCACACCGGCCCGAAGTTCGTTAATGTTGGCGGCATGCCGAGGTATCGAGTCTCGGACGTTGACGCGTGGCTAGACGAACAGGCGGGATGATGAGCGTTCGCAAGACTCCGAACGGACGATGGCGAGTCCAGGTCAAAAGCAAGGGCAAGGTTGTCGCAGACCAGACCTTCGACCGGAAAGGTGATGCCGAGTCTTGGGAGGCCAGCCAGAAGCGGCTCTTGACCCTCGGCGATTTCGTAGACCCGAAGGCGGGCCGTGAGTCTTTCGGGGATGCTCTGGACCGCTGGATGGTGGACCGCAAGGGCACCGTTGCCGGGTCCACCTACCGGGCAGACACCAACCGCCTCAAGTACATCCCCACGGCCATGCGCAACCGTCCTGTCTCTGCCATCAAAGAGGCAGATGTCCAGGCTCTGCTGGACAGCCTGTCGCGGAAGAACCTCTCCCCCAGCTCGGTCTCTCGGGTCCGGTCCTTCGTCGGCGCGTTCTTCCATTGGGCTCGGGTCACGCGGTTGGTGTCCGGTGACCCGGTGAAGGCAACGCGTGTCTCTAAGGGCCTCGCGACCAAGGCCAAGGCGGAGGTCTACCCGTTCACGGTCGAGGCGCTGCGCGATGTCGTGGCCCGCCTTGAGGAGCGTGCTCCGGGGCAGGGCTCATTAGCGCTGGTCCTCGGGCTCACAGGCGTCCGCTGGGGCGAGTTCGTGGCGCTACGCGTCCGCGATGTCGTAGCAGTTCCCTACCCCGCTCTACGGGTCTCTAGGAGTGGCCCAGACGGTCAGGAGATTCGAACCTCGACCAAGGGCGGCAACGGACGAACCGTGCCGATCCCGGCAGAAGTCGCGCCAATCGTCGCAGAGTGGGCGAGGGGCAAGGGACCGGACGACTTGCTCTTCACGACTGGCGAAGGTCACAGACTCATCAACTCGAACTGGCGACGGATCGTTGATTGGCCCGCGCACTGTCAGGGTCGCCGGGTGCATGACCTCAGACACACCGCGGCCACTATCTGGCTAGGCATGGGCGTTGACGTGAAGACGGTGCAGACCTGGTTGGGACACCAGTCGGCGCAACTCACCCTGGACCTCTACGGGCACTTCCGGGGCACCGATGCGGACACCGCCGCGATTGCTCGCATCAACGCCGCGCTCTCCGGGCACGCCTCGGGCACGCCAGTTGCAAAGCTGGGAACGCGCAAACGCGCTACCACCCAGTGATTCAAAGGGTAGGGCGGACGGGACTTGAACCCGTGACCGACGGATTATGAGTCCGCTGCTCTGACCAGCTGAGCTACCGCCCCGAGACCGCGGCCGGGCAGCCGCGGAATCGAGACAACGATACCCTGCCCCGCGGCCGCGGGATCGCTCAGGCCGGCGGCGTGCTCGAGACGGGGTGCGGCGCCTCGGGGACGGCCTCCCCGCGGTAGATGTGCTCGAAGGTCGTCAGCGTGCGCTGGATGTCGTGGGCCTCCACGATGTGCAGCGACTCGTTCTTGAAGCGGTCGAGCTCCTCCTGCGGCAGGGTGAGCACGCGCTCCAGCCGGTCGGCCAGCGCCCGCGCGTCGCCCGGCG